CAGGCATTCACGATGGGGACTTTGTTTGACCGGGATGACTATCCTGATGCGAGTGAAATAGCCAGCAAATTTAAATTGGGGTATACTTTTTCTCCCGTGCCGGATGTTGGTGACTGGCGCGTGACTACAGATGCAGAAACCAAAAGAGAGTTAGACGAAGAATATAAAAAGGTCTACGAAGATAGACTCAACAATGTTACTAAGGACTTGTGGGGCAGACTACATACTTGCCTGACTCACATGACCGAGCGGATGACAGACACCGCTGCTGGAGAGAAGAAGATATTCAGGGACAGCCTACTGGACAACGCAGTTGAGTTGTGTGGGTTGTTGACCAAGCTGAATATAACGAATGACCCCAAGTTAGAAGAAGCAAGAAAGCTACTGGAATCTACCGTGTGCAATGTGGATGTGAAAGACCTTCGCACTAGCACGGGCGCACGTTTGGAGATTAAGGCGCAGGTGGATGAAATCCTTAACAAGTTCAACTGGTAGGAGGACGTATGACGCCCGAAGGGAAAGTCAAAGCGCGGGTTAAGAAGATACTGGATGAGCGTGGGGTGTATTACTTCATGCCAGCAACGGGTGGATACGGGAGGTCAGGTATCCCTGACTTCATCTGTTGCTACAACGGGGTGTTCATGGCTATCGAGTGCAAAGCAGGGAAGGGTGATCTCACCGCCCTACAGACGAGAGAGTTAACGCGGATACATGCAGCAGGGGGTGAAGCTGTCGTCGTCAGAGAAACTTCGATGGATAACTTTATTAACTTCTTAGGGAGTTTTAAATGATTAAGACAAACGACGAAAAGGTGCGGGAGGCTATCGCCTACCTGCGTAGCCGGGACAAGTATCTGCTAGACGGATGCAAGTGGGTGCCGACCACGGCAGAGAAGACGGATGTGAAGAAAACGATTGCGGAGTACAGGGAGGCAACGAAATGAAAACCGAAGAACTGCAAGGAGCCGCCCTTGATTGGGCGGTGGAATGTCTTGAAAACAATCGTTCGCCAGAAAGCACTGCTAGCGAAGAGGACTATTCGCCCTCAACCAAGTGGTCTCAAGGTGGTGTGATCATTGAGCACTGTGGAATCAGCATCAAATGGATTAGCGCTTCTGAATGGCAAGCGTCTGACCTTGACTACACCGTCTGCTTTGGCCCCACACCGCTCATTGCAGCCATGCGCTGCTACGTTGCAAGCAAGTTGGGTGATGAGGTTGAGATACCGGAGGGATTGAAATGAAAGCCATTGTGCTAGCGATTGCATTCTGCTCAACGCTTTCGTTTGTTGTTGGTGTGGTCAACGGAACGATAGCGGCAAATAAAATAGTGCCAACGAAGGAGTGCGGGAAATGAGCGATACGCCACGAACGGATGCAGAATTTAGTGATGACTACTACACCAGCGGGTTTGTCCGAACAGAATTCGCGCAGCAACTTGAACGCGAACTCGCCGCCGCAATAGCGCAGCGCGACAAGGCTAGGGAGGAAGCGGAACACTACAAATTGTATGCGCGATCATTGTATTTAGCCGCCCAACCGTTTTGCAATATTAAGGCTGATGACGGCGACACATTCAACGGATACGCGCCAGAAACAATCATTCGTTTTGAGGCCACTGTAAACGAACTTCGGCGGTTGAGAATATGTGCCAGCGCTGGGCTACCTGCCGATGGTGTAGCAATCGACTCTGCAATGAAGGAGTGCGGGAAATGAGCGACGAAGAACAGGAGTGGCTGGCAAGTTTATTAGATCGCGTGTCTGATCTGGAAAAAGAAGTCACGGAACTAAAAACAACGCTTGCCTATGAGCGCGACAAGGCTAGGGAGGACGCATTGGATGCGGAGAAGGGGTTGATGGACTGCAAGGGCTATGACCTATTTCCTGACGGAACGCTGCGCCCGGCCCATGGCCTAGGCGAGTGGGTGAAAGCAGAGGACTACGACAAACTTCACGCCACCGCCGAAGCCGCACAAGCGGAGATTGCGGCACTGCGAAACTTTGTCGATAAAAACATGACGTTCTATGACGTAGACGCCGATTCTCTTTTAAACACGCCGAACATTCCAGTGCTTGCACAGGTGAGCAATCGTATTTGGTATCACGCCACAGACGATACGAAATCATGCCCATTTAGCGCGGTAATTGACGCGGCAATGAAGGAGTGCGGGAATGGGTAATCACGAATGGTGGGTGCGATGGTGTAAGAAATGTAAACGCTCGTTTGAAGACTACATTGAATTCCCAGACTATTGCCCTGAGTGCGCTAAGAAAATAAAGGAGTGCGGGAAATGAGTAGTGACAAAGCGTATCGGGCGCTGAAGGAACGGTATTGCGCTCTTGAGGGAGAGATGCTGGTGCTGAAAGACCAGCTAACGTGTGCGCTGCTTCAAGCGCGGGAGAACGCGGAGACTGCAAATGAGTGTAAATTAAGAATGGAAGATTTAGAAGCCAAACTCAAGGATAAGAACATACACAAGCTAGTCAGAGCAGTTGAACGCGCACATGGGATAGGAGAGAAAGAATGATACTCGCATGGTATGACCCCACTAATCATCATGTCAGCACTGACAAGCACGACCCCTTGTTTACACCGTCAGGACAGCTATGGCCTCTACACAGGATACCGCTACCGCTGACAAAAGAAGCGGTGGGGTTGTTGATAGGAAACAGTCTTGAGGCGCAGTCGTGGCTTATGTCGGTAGTCAGAGCAGTTGAGAAGGCGCATGGGATAGGGGAGAAAGAATGAGACTTCAAATGAAAGCGTGGGACTTGGTTGGTCTTGAGAACGGCATACAAGAACACTTGGGGACGTTCAGTAGTCATAGAAAAGCTATGGCATACGGAGAGTATTTAATAACAACGGGGCAGGAAATATGCTGGGCTAACGCAACCAGCGATGGCTTGTCAGTGAGCGGCCCGTATAAATTACGTATCAACCCAGAATATTAAAGGAGTTACAAAGTGAAGAAGCAAGTAAGCACCCCAAAGACTGATGAACTTCTATACCGTCTTATGGGGCAGATAGACAAGCACCGCAAGACCAGCCAGAGCGTCTACGAAGCACTGTGGGAAATGGCGAAACATGCCCGTGAACTAGAAACTAAACTGAGGGGGATATGTGTTAACAACAAATAAAGACCTTAGAAATGTATTGAAGAGCGCCGCGCAACAAGGGTGGGAGTTTGAATGTAAGAACAACCACATCAAGGGCAAGCACCCTAGCGGTAAGACCACGACGATAAGCCGAAGCCCAAGCGACGGACGAGCGATTAAAAACATAATGAGAGACTTGAGGATTGCATGAAGCTGATTACGCTGGACTTTGAAACCTACTACGACCAAGAGTATTCCCTAACCAAAATCACCACCGAAGAGTATGTCCGAAGCAGTTTGTTTGAGGTGATCGGGGTATCCGTGCAGGTAGCGGATGGTAAGCCGGTTTGGTTTGAGGGCACTCACGCGCAGATTAAAAACTGGCTTCAGCAATTCCCGTGGGCTGATGGGATGTTGGTGGCGCATAACGCACTGTTCGACGCGACTATCTTGAGTTGGATATTCGACATACACCCCAAGGCTATCGCAGACACCCTTAGTATGGCTCGTGCCAAGCATGGGGTAGAGGTAGGTGGCAGCTTGGCGAAGCTGGTTGAGTTCTATGAGATTGGCGCTAAAGGCACGGAGGTTATCAACGCGAAGGGCAAGCGGCGGGTGGACTTTGAGAAGGAAGAACTAGCGCGGTATGGGGAGTATTGCTGTAACGACACCGCGCTAACCTACAAGTTGTTCGACATACTCATAGAGACTTTCCCCAAGACGGAGATGCGTCTGATTGACCAGACCATTAAGATGTTCACGGAGCCGGTGCTGGAGTTGGATGCCTTCCTGTTGGAGCAACATCTAAGTGACATCAAGGCGCGGAAGGAGGAGTTGCTGGCAAAGGTGGCGGGTGACCCGGAGGAAGCTAAGAAGAACATCATGAGCAACCCCAAGTTTGCCCAACTGCTGACGGAGTTTGGGGTTGAGCCGCCGATGAAGGTTAGCCCGACTACCAACAAGCTCACCTTCGCTTTCGCCAAGACGGACGAGGGTTTGAAGGCGTTGCTGGATCATCCAAGCATTGATGTGCAGACGTTGGTAGCTGCACGGTTGGGGGTCAAGAGCACGTTGGAGGAGACGCGCACGACACGGTTCTTGGACATTGCCCAGCGGGGTAAGCTGCCTATCCCGTTGAAGTATTACGCTGCCCATACGTCACGCTGGGGTGGCACCGACAAGATTAACCTTCAGAACCTACCGAGCCGTGGGGCTGATGCAGGTAAGCTCAAGCAAGCCATCCGTCCCCCCGAGGGGTATGTGATTATTGACTCTGACTCGTCCCAGATTGAAGCGCGGATGCTGGCGTGGATGGCAGGGCAGGACGATCTGGTTGAGGCGTTCCGTAAGGGTGAGGACGTATACAAAATCATGGCATCCGCTATCTACCGCAAACCCGCAGAGGATATCAACGCAGGGGAACGCTTTGTGGGCAAGACCGTGGTGCTGGGCGCGGGGTATGGGCTAGGTGCCAAGAAGTTCCAGATGTTCATGAAGGCGGCAAAGGTTGAGATGTCTCAGGACGAGGCAGCACATATCATCGACACCTACCGCAATACCTACCCTGCTATCCCTAACCTATGGGCGCAGGGCGATGGATGTCTTCGGGCTTTAGTGGACAACCAATCTGCATCCTACGGCAAGGAAGGGGTCGTTAGCATCAACGGGTTCTTGGGTGTTCTGACACCTAATGGGATACCCCTGAGATACCATGAGATTCGTAGAGCCAGAAATGCCAAGGGGCAGGATGAGATTATCTACACCTCCCGCACAGGTATCACCGGCATATGGGGTGGTAAGTTTACAGAAAACCTGATACAACACTTAGCACGTTGCATCATCGGTGAGCAGTTACTACGGGTGGCTAAACGGTACAGGGTGGTCTTGACGGTGCATGATGCTATCGCTTGTGTTGCCCGCGAAGAAGAAGCACAGGAAGCACGGAGATACGTTGAAGAGTGTATGCGCTGGACTCCTGTATGGGCTGAAGGGCTACCGCTTAACTGTGAATCCGGGGTCGGTAAAAACTACGGGGAGTGCTAATGAACAAGTGGTCATACAGCAGCATGTCGTTGTTCCAACAATGTCCGAAGAAGTATTACCACCTGAGGATAGCTAAAGACGTATTCGACCCACCATCACAACAGATGCGGTATGGGTTGGATGTGCATCAGGCTGCGGAGCATTACGTAAGGGATGGCACCCCCATACCGGAGAAGTATTCCTATCTAACCCCTATGCTGGATAGCCTTAAGAAGATAAAGGGGGATATCTACTGTGAGTATCGGATGGGGTTGACCCGTGATTTGGAGCCATGTAAGTTTGGAGCCAAGGACGCATGGTGGCGGGGTATCGCAGACTTCCTAGTAGTGAATGACGATAGGGCTAAAATCGTTGACTATAAAACCGGACAGAACAAGTATGCCGACACCAAGCAATTAGAACTCCTAGCCCTTGCTACGTTTAGGCATTTCCCAGAGGTTTTAGAAGTCAATGCAGGGCTGCTGTTTGTTGTCCATGCGGCGTTTATCAAGGAGCATTATTACTACAAGCAGCAGGGAGATTTATGGGAGAAGTGGATGAAGCAGACCGCAGAGTTGGATAGTGCGTATGAGAACAACGTCTGGAACCCCAAGCAGAACTTCACCTGCCGTGCGTGGTGCCCGATAACTAACTGTGTACACAACGGAAGAGAGGAATGATATGCCATATACGAAAAGCCCCAGACCCTATAAACATGAATACGATATGCAACAAGCACGGGGAGAGTTACCCGACCGGATGGAGCGGCAACGCGCACGACGGGAGATGGACAAGAAGGGTGTTAAGAGGGCGGGTAAGGTCATTGACCACATAACCCCGCTGTCGAAGGGTGGCACCAATGCCCCATCGAATCTGAAGCTCACCACCCGTGCCAAGAACGCGTCGTTCAGCCGCAACTCAGATCATACGGTCAAGAGAAATAAACCTAAGAAGCCTTGACACCTAAGTTCTATCGGTAGAATATAGTAGCCCAAGTCGCCCAAAGAGGCGGCGGCAGTTCCAGTAAAGAGTATTACTAATAACGAAGTGAGTGCAAACATGCACATCGCTTCAAACGTCTTTTACGAGTGAAGAAAGCAAATGCAGATTATTGACAACAAAGCACTACATCTTCGGGTGCGTGACCCTAAGGTAATCACTGACGTAATCCCGTGCAGTAAGCAGGTGGGGCGGCATGATGTGCTGGTGAAGTGGGGGTTGGAGGAATCCCAAGTCCTCAAGAACCTTAAGATTAAGAACGTGCCCTCCCCTATCCTGCGGTCATACAAGTGGACAGGGATACACAAGCCTTTCGCCCACCAGATAACAACCTCAGAGTTTCTTACGCTACACCGCAGGGCGTTCTGCTTTAACGCGCAGGGGACAGGGAAGACCGCGAGTGTTATATGGGCTGCGGACTACCTGCTCAAGCAGAAGCGGATACGCCGTGTGCTGGTGATTTGCCCTGTGTCTATCATGGGGTCAGCATGGCGGGGGGACTTGTTCCGGTTCGCTATGCACCGGACGTTTCAGATAGCCCATAGCTCACGGTCTGAGAAGCGTAAGGAAGTCATAGCGGGGGACGCTGAGTTTGTAATCATCAACTATGACGGGTTGGACATAGTATCCGACGAGATAATTAGTAGCGGGGACTTTGACCTTATCGTAGTGGATGAAGCAAACGCCTATAAGAACGTGCAGACACGACGCTGGAAAACGCTGGCTAAGATTATTACCCCAAGCACATGGGTATGGATGCTAACCGGCACTCCCGCATCGCAGGAACCTAGTGACGCTTACGGGTTGGCTAAGATTGTTAACCCGTCTGGTGTGCCTAAGTTCCAAGGGGCGTTCCGTGACAAAGTAATGACGCAGCTTACACGTTTCAAGTGGGTGCCGAAGCCCGATGCAACCGAAACAGTTTTCAACGCGCTGCAACCGGCGATTAGGTTTTCAAAAGAAGAGTGCCTTGACTTGCCAGAGATGATGTATGCAACCCGCATCGTGCCGCTAACCAAGCAGCAGTCGAAGTATTACGAGACGTTGAAGCAGCAGCAGTTGATAGTAGCGGCGGGGGAAGAGATTAGCGCACCTACTGCGGCGGTTAACCTGAGTAAGTTGTTACAGATATCAGGTGGCGCAGTGTATTCCGATGACAAGTCGGTTGTGGAGTTTGATTGCAGCAACAGGCTGCAAGCATTGAAGGAAGTCATAGACGAGGCAAGCCACAAGGTGCTGGTGTTTGTGCCTTACACGCATAGTCTATTGATGGTGGCAGAGTGGTTACGCAAGCAGAAATACACAGTAGAAATTATCAACGGGGCGGTTACCCCGAACAAACGCACGGAGATATTCAACACGTTTCAGACTACACCTAACCCACGGGTATTAGTGATACAGCCACAGGCAGCATCGCATGGGGTAACCCTTCATGCAGCTAACGTAGTTGTTTACTGGTCACCCGTGATGAGTGTAGAGACATACCTGCAAGCCAACGCACGGGTGCATAGGGCGGGGCAGGTTAACAAGGTAACGATTGTGCATCTACAGGGCAGCGGCGTAGAAAGCAAGATGTATAAAATGCTTCAGGGTAAGGTAGATACCCACCAGCGGCTGGTTGATCTTTATAAGGAAGAGTTGGGAGACACAGGAGAAGCAAATGAGTGACGATAAGCAAACACCCGTCAGGCTGGCTAAAGTCTTTAGGAAGATGGAGGCAGCACGGACTAAGTTGCAAAAAGAGTTTGACGACGCTGATGCAGTTATAGCAGGGCAGATGGATGTGGTTAAGAACCAACTCCTTGAACTCTGTAATGAGCTTGGGGTTAGTAGTTTGAAAACGGAGTATGGCACGATTACCCGCTCAACCAAGACGCGCTACTGGACGGGGGATTGGAGTTCCATGCACAGCTTTCTTAAGGAGCATGATTCACTTGATTTACTTGAGCGGAGGATTCACCAGACAAACATGAAGACCTTTTTGAATGACTACCCGGACTTGCACCCGCCCGGACTCAACGCGGATAGCCACTATAGTATTTCGATTACTAAAAACAAATCTTGATAGGAGAAGTAAATGACTACTGATGTAACCTTGTTTAAATCCGGCGTTCCTGCTTACCTCAAAGCACAGCCGCTTGACGATATCACCAAGTCCCTGCTCGGCGGGGGCGGCACGGGGGGCAAGCGCATCTCCATCCGTGGGGGTGTATTCCGTCTGGTGGTAGACGGTAAGGAGATTGCTACCAACGAAGAGCGGTCAATGAAGGTGGTGGTGGTCAACGTCGCCCCCAAAGTATCCCGCACCTACTACGCTGGGAAGTTTGACCCTAATGCAAAGGGTGCTGCGCCTAGCTGCTGGTCTGCGGATGGGGATCGTCCCGACAAAAGCATTGCCTCCCCGCAGAGCAGCAGTTGCGCTACCTGTGAGCAGAACATCAAAGGCTCTGGGACTAACGATACTCGCGCCTGTAAGTTCTCACGGCGTATCGCAGTGGTGCTGGAGAACGATCTGGGTGGGGATATATTCCAGTTGTCGTTGCCAGCGCAATCCATCTTCGGTAAGGGTGAGGATGGCAAGCTCCCGCTTAACGCCTACGCTGCGTTCTTGGCAGGGTTCAATGTCAACATCACGGCGGTGGTAACGGAGATGCGTTTTGATACGAACAGCGCAACCCCGAAGCTGACGTTCAAAGCTACCCGTCCTCTGACTGAGGAAGAGTATGACGCTTGCCGTGAGCGCGGTGAAACCCCCGAAGCTAAGTCTGCGGTGTCCATGACGTTTACGGCATCTACGGAAGTGGCTGCTATTGCTGCACCAAGACTCGCCACTATTGCGAAGGAGGTAGCGGAAGAGGAAACACCAGAGCCGAAGAAGCGCGAGTCCAAGAAGAGCAAGGACGAGCCGGTTCCCAAGAAGAACTTGGCAGAAGTGCTAGACGCGTGGGATGACGAGGAGTAACAAAAAGTAACGGGGGGTGCGGCTAAACACCGCACCCTATTCAGGAGAGATACGATGGCAAATAGTTATTCTAAAAAGATTCTAGAACGTATCCAGAATTCTGCATCAGAGAGTGCAGGAGTTGAACTTGGGAAGTTGTGCATCACCCATAATTATTCAGTGCGGGAAGTAGCGGAAGTATTTGAGGTGTCCCGCCCTACGGTATACAACTGGATAACGGGTAAGACCTCACCACCTAAATACTTACGGAGCAAGATTAAAGCACTCGTTGCGAAGCTTAAACTAAGACCCGTCCCCACTCTTACCCACGAAGATGAATAACCATGCTCACCAGACAGGAGTTTCTGAAGCTGGTATTGCCTCCAGAGGGAGTCTACTGCGTCTTCGCATTAGAGGGTAAGCGGGTTCATAGCCAGACGTTTCATAACACACAACTAGAAATTGATATTGCAGTCGATCTTCTGGAGGAGAAGGGACTAAATTCGTTTGTCGCGGTAGGCAGCTTTGAGTCCGCACGGAATCGCACAGCAGAGAACGTAACCCATGTCCGGTCGTTCTTTCTGGACTTAGATTGTGACCCTACTGCTGACGATGCCAAGCACTACCCTAGTCAGAAGGAAGCGATAGTCGGGCTGAAGCAGCTTGTGAAGGACTTGAAGTTGCCTCGCCCAATGCTGGTTAATTCCGGCAGGGGTATTCACGCCTATTGGCCTTTGACCGAGGCAGTGCCCCGTGCGGCGTGGAAGGCGGTAGCAGATAAGTTCAAGGCTGCGTGTCTTCTTAACGGTATGAGGATTGACCCTGCGGTTCCTGCTGATGCGGCGCGGGTGCTACGGGCGGTGGGTTCATCCAACTTCAAGGACAAGCTAAACCCCCTTAAGGTGGAGGTGCTTACCGTAGTGCCTCCTGTTGCGTTTGAAACCTTCAAGACCTTGTTCGGGGTTACGGATAGTAGCTTGCTGGAGCCATCAACTAGACGCCCTCTGGATGATGTAACCAAGTCTTTGCTGGCGAATAAACCCGCTAGCTTTAAGTTGATTCTCCAGAAGAGCGTAGCAGGTAACGGTTGCCAGCAGTTGCTGGATGCTGTGCTGCAACAAGACAAGACCAGTGAGCCGGTATGGAGGGCGGCACTATCAATAGCGCAGTTCTGCAAAGACCGTAATAAGGCTATTCATGCGATATCCAATAAGCACCCGGAGTATTCACCAGCGGATACCGAAGAGAAGGCGGCACGTATCCAAGGCCCGTATCGGTGTGAGACGTTTTGGAAGGATAACCCCAAGGGCTGCGAGGGGTGCAAGCATAAGGATAAGATAGCCTCCCCAATTGTTTTAGGGCGGGGGGAAGTAGCACAGGCTACGGCGGCAGACAATGTGGTGGTGGATAAGGCTACACCGGAAAAGGTATACGTCATACCGGAGTATCCGTTCCCGTTTGTGCGGGGTAAGAACGGCGGGATTTATGTTAAGAGTGAAGACGATGATGGCGCACCCTCAGATCAGTTGGTCTACGAGAATGATTTCTATCTGGTCAACACCGTGGATGATCCGCTCTTTGGAATGTCCGCATTATTTCGGTTGCATCTACCACAAGATGGAGTGCGGGAGTTCCTTGTGCCATTCAAGGACATGGTAGTTACAGAGAAATTTCGTGAGCATGTATCAACACGGGGCGCTTGCCCTAATAAAAAACAAATGGAGGCTTTAGTGGGTTACGCGAATCTATCAGTTAAGAGTTACCAAAAAGCAAAACGCGCTGAGAAGTCCCGGCTGCAATTTGGTTGGGCGGATAACCATACGAACTTTATCGTTGGTGATCGGCAGGTATCAGCTACGGATGTCCGGTATAGCCCACCTTCGTCAATCACAGTGGGGCTAACTAATATGTTCCGCAAAGCGGGGTCACTGGATAAGTGGAAAGAGATTGCATCGTTCTATAACCGCCCCGGTATGGAGATGCATATGTTCGCGCTGTTTGCCGGGTTCAGTTCCCCGCTGGTGCCCTTCTCTAAGAAGAAGGGTGGGGTAATCAGCCTATACAGCGAGGAGGCTGGCACGGGTAAGACCACGATGCTGCACATGATTAACAGCATCTTCGGTCACCCAGAGGAATTGATGCTCATCAAGTCCGATACCGTCAATGCGCGGATAAGCCGCATGGGGACTATGCAGAACATCACCATTACTGTTGACGAGATAACCAATGAGACCCCCGAGGCTACCTCTGAGTTCCTATACAACTACCTACACGCACGGGGTAAGCACCGGTTGCAAGGCAGCGTAAACGTCGAGCGGCTAAACACTACGCACTGGGAAGCTAACGCGGTAGTCACAGGCAACTCCCCCGTAGAGGACAAGCTGCACGTTAAGAAGCGCAACCCCGATGGAGAGTTGGCACGGTTCTTGGAGTTCCGGTTCACCGCTGGTAACACCAAGAGCAAGGCTGAGACAGATGCGGTATTCAACCAGATATGGGACAACTATGGATGGGCAGGAGAAATTTACATGCAGTATGTAATACGTGAACTCCCCGCAGTCATACGCGCCATAGAGGATATGCAACTGTCGATTGACAAGAACGCGGGGCTTACCCAGAGAGAGCGGTATTGGTCAACGATTGCAACCACGACGCTTACCGGTGGGTTGATAGCGCGGTCTGCTGGGGTGCTGGACTTCACGGATGAGGACTTCGCACGTATATACAAGTGGGTTATTGAGATGTTGAAGAACAAGCGGGAGAATGTTCGTAACTCCCCTGCGGAACCCGGAATGATGTTGGGTGCGTTCTTCTCGGAACACTTTAATGATGTGCTGGTTATCCATAGCGGAGCTTCCCGCAAGGCCGGGTCACTGCCCACTGCACCAATCCGTGAGCCACGGGGCAAGCTGTATATCCGGTATGAGCCAGACACTAAGATGATCTACGTCAACCGGAAGAAGTTCAGGGAGTTCTGCACTCTGGGGCAGGTATCCTACGCAGGGGTGATTGAAGCTCTTACTAAGAGGGGTGGGTTCTTAGGGGATAGGAAGATGCGTATGGGTAAAGGCACACAGTTCTCTCAACCGGAAGCGGCGCTGGTATTCTCAAACGAGGGCGAGAAGTTTGTGGAAGAAGGAGAGATGCTCAATGCAGACACACGGAATACCAATTGAGGTAGTGTGGGGGGCGTTTAAGATTGGGACTTCTATCTTCATTCCGGGGATAGATCAGGACGATCTTAAACGGCAGTTGCGCTGGGAGATGACGCGGCTTAAGTTAAAGGTTGTAATCAAGGCCGTTATCGAAAACGACATTCTTGGGGTAAGGGTATGGCGGGTACCGTAAGGTATGGTATTATGCACCCGCTTCTTCCTCCCTTCACCCCGGCGCAATGCCGGGGTTCTTTTATCTGAATGCCTTCAAGATGCTCGGGTCAAAGGATGGGGTAAGTTGAGCAAACTCCCGTTTATCCGGCAACCGCATGGACTTCAGGTATGCATTCTCCCTGTCGTCCAACTCTTTAAGCCGTTGCTTCATCTCCTCGCCAGTCTTGATGTTTGGGTCGTTAATGATAAGCGTTCTTACCCTACGAAACTTAGCCAGTCCCAATTCCGCTTGTGTCTGGAACTGCCGTAGGGCATAGGCGCGTTTGTTGTCGCCTTCAGCAAGGTAAGCCAATCCCTCCTTACCGCGCCCTGTGTTAGCCATGTCGGTGTAGGTGCGGGCTACCTTGTCCACAAGCCCACGTAGCTCGTAGAAGTCCTCCAGTGCCGCCCTGTCCTTGCCGTCTGGGTAAGTGAAAGCGTTGAGTCCGGGGAACGACCGGATGTCCCAAGACGGGGTAACCTTACCCTGTGCGGAGTTAACCGCCGCATCAGCCATAGCCATAACAAACCCACCCATCTGCCCGCTCATCGCACGAACAATATAGTCGAGCTTAAGCGGGGATAGGTTCATTGCCTTACCTAACTGCTTGGCAATTTCTGAAGTGGAATCTGTGTATTGGTCTGCGGGATCAAGGTGTTCCTTGCTCTTACCGACAATGGGGTTACCTGTGAAGTGGCTTTGGTTTAGGGTCAGTTCAATATACGTCTTAGGGAGAGGGCTACCAAGCACAGGGATAAAACTCGTAAAGCTCGCTATGTTATTAAACCCTTCCCACAAGGCACGCCCCGCCTTGCTACCTGCGTCTTTGGATTCCAGCCCTTCAGCAAGGGTATACCGCGTTATCTGTTCGGGGATTACCTTGAAGATGTATCCAAGCCCGTCACCCGGAACTGGTATTCCCATGCCTGTGCCGGGGATAATAAAGCTCCGATTGCGCTTGGTATCACCAAGTTTTTTATAGTCGTCCGTATCCCCAACGAGCATGGTGTAGAGCATCGTCAGCACAGCAATCTGTGTGCCGTGGTAGATGATAGAGCGTCTGGCAGCGGAGGCTTCTTTATCACTTAGGCGTTGCCCAAGCACCAACCCTTTATAGAGGTTGTTCAAACCAACCATCGTCACACCCATAAACGGCACAGTCTGCCGTAGGAACGTCGAAGTAGCCCAAACCCCTTGCGTATCGAAGTTGATAATCTCCCGCGCCTTGCGGATGGCAAGAGCCTCGTTCCCCGTCTCTTTCATGGTCAGTTCATACAGGGCAGTCCGTGAGGCTGCGTCTGATGCGGCTTGTATGCGCTCAAGACCCGCCCAAAACCTCTTAGTTGCCCCACCCATACCGGGATCGTAGTTACCCAGCTTCTGCCGAACAGACCTACTAGCTTCTCCGGGCATGATGTCCCCACCACGACCCACGATACCAAATTGGGCAAGGCGTTTACCAGAGGCAGTGCCTCCACCAAACAACTCTTTCACAAAGTTACCCATGATGCGCGGTATCAACGCGTAGGGGTTTTTAAGGTCGCTCTCTATAAACGCTCTCATTGCGTCTTGCGGCAACTGGGATACGGAGAACACAGGGAACGCGGTAACCCCCAACCGTAGTAAGTTAGCCGGTGCCGCCAGAACTTGGGTGATTGCACTATGAGCAGACTCATACCCACGGAAGGCAGGTATCGCCATTGGGTCATCAAAGGCGTAGTAGGTGGGCACCCCGTTCTCCATCACCTGCACCGAATTGGCTTGCGCCCTTCCAACCTTCTTAGCAAATGGTCTACCAGCAATACCAAACTTGGTAGCGAAGTCCACCATGTAGGCAGCGGTATCGTTACCGATAGTCTTGCTAGTCATCCACCCACTCAATTGCGCCATGTTATCTAACACATGGTTGATCTGGAAGTTTTCAATTTTTGCGCCCTCAAGGTCACGCATATTACTCAGGTTGACTAACCCTTTAGCGTAGTCCTTCGGTGCGGGTATTTTTATGTTGCCATCCTTGTCTTGGCTGATACGGAACCACGGCACATATCCTGCGTTACCCTTAAGGCCAGCAGCGGTGGTCGCATCAATGACACCCGCCGTCACCATCGCATCTACACCACGGTTGTTAAACTTCTCAAAGATATCCAGCGCAGTCTTTATCTCCGGCACCGTGTTGTATAGACGCATACCCTCATCTATCTGGGGGGTCACACCACGCGCTTGGGTAGCAGCATCTAGGGTAGGTTGTATGCCTTCAGGGGTTCGGGTTTGCCACACCATCTTTCCTGCTTTAATCAGTTCTTGTTCACGACGAGCGGTAGCAGCAAAGTCAAACAGGCGGTTAATATCTTCAAACTTGTTAACCCCATCGTATTTGCCCACAGCCTTTTCAAGCTCAAGGAGCATGTCCTGATAGCTTGCATCGGTCTTAACCGCTTGCCAGAACCCGTTCTTTTTCTCCAGCCCACCCAGTAACAACTTGTTGAGCGCGATATGGGTTACCTTGGAACCCGCTTCAATCCGGTCTCTTAGGGCAGCTTCACCTGTGGCATCTGTGGCGGCGTTACCGTAGACCCGCGTAGTCTTGTCCATCCACCACTCAAGCTTGTTCGCCATATTCTGACGCACACCCGATGCTGTTTCCGCAGCACGGTCTAATAGACTTCTGGGTGCGGATGGGCCTCTGAACAGGTAGTTAGCCGTGCCTTGGCTTGCAAGGATAGCGGGGTTGGCTACACTAAACCTTGGTTTCGGGGGAGAAGTAACTACTGGTTCAAATGCCCCCTCCTCAATAAAGTAATCATACTCATTTTTGCCAATATCCTCGTCATACTTTACTTTCCATTTTGGAGTGTCTGATTTACGATTTACAACCCGAAACTCTAACGTGCCCCGTTTACCCTCAGGGGTAGCAATACGCTGCCCAGATTTAAATTCGGATGGCTCTGTCTTTTGCAAATACGTTTGCAGAGCGTCACTCTCCGCTGCTATGGAGGCGTTAAGTTCTCCCATATACACAGGGTCGTTAAGTTGTGCTGTTTTTTCCTCTGCTATTTTTTCAATACTTTTGTTTGCACGGGCTTTACCCAAGTCGTAGACTGCTAGGCGCGTACCCCCTTTAGGGGCACCAATCTCTTCATCCATAACAGCTTGAACTTCATCCATGCCTTCTGCGGTAGTACCCATACTTATTTTTTCTGTGGGTTTAAGGCCAGCGGCTTCACGGAACTTGGTTACCCCTTCGCTTGGCACCTTCTGAATTTCCAATCCTCTAGCTGTTATAAACTTAAGCCCCGTCAACTCTCCACGGTTCATCTCAAGGTGGGCAGCACCATAGGCAGCATCCACGAGGTCTTGTGGCAAAATATCTCCACGCATCCCAATGTTCTTCAGGAATTTATTAAACGCGGCGTAGACTCTGCGTAGCCAGATACTCTCTGTTCTGAAGCTAGTCGGCGTAACCCCTGCGTTTACAAGTTCTTCCACCATGTAAGCGATTACTTCGTCATCAACCCTGCCACCCTTGCGGAGAGCTTCCTTAGCTGCGGTGCCTTTAACGTCACCCTCTTTGCTCCACTGGCGAACCTTGTTAGCAAGGAACTTACGAGCGTCATCAGACAGTATCCGATCAAACCCAATATGGGCACCAGCCTCATGCAGCAGCACCCCTAATTCGCGCCCTTGAGGGATGTTGTTAGCTACGAGATATACCTTACCCTCATAGGCAACCCCTCTGGTTCCCGGTTTGTAATCAGGATCGTTAAGAACATCTGGGGGTAAATCACCTTCTTTTTGCACCACCGTAACCAGATTATCAAAATTGGCACTAGTCTTAAAGGCCGCTTTCAACGAAGAGATTATGGCTGCACGGGTGTTACCGGTTGGCTCTGCGGGTTCCCCTTGGGACTTACGGATATGTGCAATGTCGATACGTTCAGCAGATAAATCTATGTTTTGGGCTTTAGCACTTTTCTTTAGGTCAGCTAGTTCTGCTTTTACCGCTTCACCCCTACTGGTCAACGCCGTTTGCAACGCAGTGTCATCATCTTCAACGGCGTTTTTAAAACGACTGTCAATATCAGAAATAGTATCGGTAAGTTTATCTATCCTAACAACAAGATCAACTTCTCCTCTGACATTACCCCTACCTTCTAGGTAATCATTACGCCGTATAGAAGCTGCTATCTGTTCTTCGGTTACCCATTTTTCAGCTATCAATTTAGGCAACCGGTTTTGCGCTTTGCCGGTAGGGTCGCTTGTCAGGAAATCAAGGTTGTTACGAAATTGCTCCATACCGGTTTTACTGGTAGTCGCGGCTTTTATAGCGTTTACTGACTTGGTTATATCCGACTCATTGGACACCGTTTCTGCGGCGGTCTCCAGTTCAGGGTTTGCAGCATCTATTTTATTTGCAAACGCAGCCGCGCTTGCCGCATCATTAGCTTCTTTCTTGGCAAGGCGTTTGGCTTCCTTAGCATCAGCGGCAGGTTTCTTTATTACCCGTTTAGGTTTAATTGCGTCTAACTGATCTTGCTTTTGTTTTTCCGCAGCGGCTTGTTTAGCAGCTTCTTCAGCGGTAGGTTTAACAACAGTAGCCTTTAAGCCCGCCGCTTGCGGGGGTAAACGGGCGTAGTTCTTTTGTGTAGTTTGATTTAGGTCGTATTCCAACCCCGGTGGCATTATTGCGCCATCAGGGATTTCCTGATACTCATATGTGGGTACGAATACAGGCGCAGCGGCTTGGTTTAATGCACCCGGCTGTACGACTTTTCCCACATCAGGTTTAGCAGCAGGTGGCTGATTAGCTCCCACTCCAAGCCCCCCAGCATCAGGAGCAGGTGATCTTTTGGCGGACGGTGGTGGTACAGGCACTCCATCGCCCGTTGCAGGTCTATCTGATCCAGCTTTTGCAGGAGCGGGAAGTTTGGTTTCATCTGGGTTTGCATTGGGAGCCTTTAAGTCGTCGACGGAAACTGCTATGTTGTCGTCATATATATTAACTTGTTCCCCCGCTCCTTTAGCTTTAGCCGCGAGAATAGCAGCAGGGTCAACCGCAGGAGCTACTTCTTCCTCACGGCGTACTATCTTTAACGGCGCAGAGGCGGCAGCTACAGGCACGGGAGTTGCCCCACGCAGTTTAGTTTGTTGCCTTTGCAGTGCTTTAGCTTTCGGGCCGTTCTTATCGGTTGTAGCAAGCCTCTTTTCGTTTTCAGCGTACCATACGTCCATATTGGCGCGGGTCGCATCGGGGGAAGCCATAAAGGTATTAAAATCTTTATGTTTGGTTTTTAACTCTCCATAGGTAGAAGCTCCTTCAACGGGGCTATTGGCATCAGCGGCTGCTTGCCCTTTTACAGATTTCTTTATTACCCGTTTAGGGTTAGTTGTGGCGGCTAACTGATCTTGGTTTTCCGCTCCTTCTTGCAACCTGCGGATAACGTCTTCTGCTGACACTTCAAACGGAATTTGGCGCGGGTCTTCTGGCGCAACGGCTTGCGGGATAGCCTCAATGGAGCCATCGCCTTGTTGGGTTCCGGGAGAGCTAGGAGGCGCACCGGGGCCACGCACTGCCCCAACAGTACCGGCTGTCATAGCACCAATAGCAGCATCTCTAGCGGCAGCACCTAACACCCCTTGGAACGCAGGAGTATCAATCCCCTCGCGTTGGAGAGCTATGTTGGAGGCATACTGTTCTTGCCCTGCCTGTGCCCCTTCTAGCGGCGCTTCACCGGCAATAGCGGTTCCCACACGCGGCAACAGGTTAGCGTTGGCTTTAGCCGCCCCCGCCTTGCTCAACAGGCTTTCGACACCAAACCGCGCTCCTGCGGCTCCCAACCCTGCACCAGCCGCGATGTTTAGGAAGTTCTCCCCAAGGGTTTCTTGTGCTTTAGCTGCCCGTGCTTCCGCTTCCGCAGGGCTAACCTTCTGGCGTATAAGTTCTGCCTTTACGTTGTCGTATAGGGTTCCCTTTATAGTGCCAGCCCCCTGTGCAAGACCTACCAAGGTGTTTACAGCGGCAACCGTTTTTGCCCCTAACCCTACCAGCCCCGTTGCCAGATACGGTGCTAATGACCCCATACCTTGCATCAAGGACTGTAGCGGTGCTTCTTTAACCCCACCGAGGAAGGCGCTAACCTCTTCCATTGCGCTACCGGACTTGGAAGCGGCTTCTGTTGTAACCGCCCTGCGTTGCAGTTCTGCTTGCCGTTCTGGGGTGTAGGATTCACCAAGGGATTGCTGTATGCTGCCCAATGCCCCAGACAGCGCGGTGTCCGCACCGAATACATCCGACAAAGACTTACCCGCCCCCACTACCCCTTGCGCGAGGGATACAGCAGTATCCCGTATAGAGGCAGGAGCTTTCTCAACCGCCCTACCCGCTTCAGGATGTTGTTTTAAAATTGCTGAAACTACGTCATCCTGACTTGCCCCCTCTGGGCCGTCAATTTGATACGTAAGCCCATTGGGGGCGTCTATCTGGTATGTGGGCATTACTGTTGTACCGGTCTAGGTACAATGACAGCTTTACTAAAGCCCGCACCTGCTGTGCTCGCAGGGGCTGCAAGTCCGGCTAGATACTGGGGGGTAATTCCCATTGCCATTGCATCCTGCGGGTTATTCCTAAGGTATTCCACCCTTTTTGCTTGCGCCCTTACTGCTTTTTCTGATTCAGACAAGGTATCATAGTGAGGAAGGTCTCTCTTCAGTTCGGCTATCAAACCGTCTTGAAACAGTTTATACCGTGCGTTAGCTGCGGTCTCTTTATGCGAACGAACCGTTTCTTGTTGAGCAGCGCGTTTGGTATCACGATCTTCACGACGACCCGTAGCGGCAATATTTCCCGCAAGCCCCGCGTTAACGCCCTCACCCAGACTGCCGAGGAAGTAGGGGTTCTTACTTGCCATCATCGCGGCACCCATTTGCATCAAAGCAATGCTGAAATCTTTTTGGTCTTGGATGTCTTGTGCGGACTTGTTTTTCTTACCGGCGAGTGTTGCGACTTTTTCTTGTGCTGTTTCGTATTGCTCAAATGCGTTTTTATCACCAGCGTTGGCTGGTGCAGGTTTATTTAGGGGGTTAACATTAGGGGGCTGGGCAATAACATCTCTTACGTTCTCTCCTCTTGCAACTCTCTCTTTAATTTCCGCTTGCCGTTGTGGAGTCACATTTGAGGGGGCACCTGCCGTTGCACCTGCGGCTTCGTTTCTTTTCCCCTGCCCTGTAATGTTATCAATAAGGGAAGATAGTCCATCCCTTATAGCTCCGGGAACTTGGGCTAAATTATCCGGCGAAAGCACCCGAGGAATATAGGCTTTGTATTCTTCACTAGTTTCAGGGATAAGCCCTTTGGAATTTGGTACGATAGATTCAACTACCCGTGCAGGAAGCTGTTTAAAAAAGTCTTTAGCAATTTCCAAGTCTGATTTGGATTTGACAGGGGTGGGTCTAGTAGGAGTATTTAAGGCAGCGACATACTGGTTAGCAGTCTGATTGAATTGCGGATTAGTTTTCGCCGCGTCTGTATCCTGTCCAAACCCTAAAATTTTATTTACCGGAACATCACCTTTTTTATCTTTGATAGCGTTTAGTATTTTTACCGCCCCTTTTGGGCCAGCAGTATGCGCCAAACGTAGATTAGCGGAAGTAGGTTCAATACCCGCCTTCTCTAAGAAAGCAGTATTTTGAGCCGTGAATACGGTATATAACTTATCTTGGTTTGCAGCATTAAATGGTTCAGAAGGATCAATCCCCGCCTCTTTAACCAATGCTTTAAGAGTACTGGGTATAAACTGATATTTCCCTACCGCCCCGCGATTGCCTTCCATACCGCGTTTCTGCGATATAGCCATTACCTCGCTTATTGAAAGTTCCGAAAGGGGTTTTTTGTTAAACAGTTCCGGCTTGCCTTTGTCTCCATAGGTAGCGTTATACCCAGACGGGCCACCTTCATTACGCCCAGTTTCTTCTCGTATAGCCTCGCGCCCTGCGTCTTCTGAAGCACGGGATTGGAATATCGGCCCTGCGGAAATAGAATCCCTAACATTTCCTTCTGGGCTAGCAGCACCAATTATGGCATTAGTAGCGTCAAATGCAGCGGGGCCAACCAAAGCAGCACCCCCTACACCAGCACCAAGCAACCCCGCACCTTTTAAAAGGGTTTTAGCGGTATTATTTCTTAGGGCTGCGGTAGTTGCTTGCGACGGCATATACTCCCCAGCAAACGGTATGCTTCTAAGACCCTGCATAGCTTTTCTACCTAAGTAGGCCGTCCCTTCTTTGATTAACCCCGGTTTAGCAGCGGCAGGAGGAGTAGCTATCCCACTAGGTGTTACAGGAGCAGCGGCAGGGGCAGCAGCAGCAATACCCGCAGGGGCGGCGGCTTGGGCGGCAGCGGCAGGGGCAGCGGCTTGGGCGGCAGCAGGGGCAGCGGCTTGGGCTACTTGAGCGGCTTCTGTAGCTACTTGGGCTGCTTGACTAGCGGTGGCGGCAGCAGAAGCAACTTGGGCAGCGGCGGGAGCCGCACTAGCAGCGGCAGGGGCAGCTTGGGCAGCGGCAGGGGCGGCAGCTTGGGCAGCGGCAGAAGAAAGCATATCGCGGTACATACTTGCGCCAGCGGCAGTGCCCACACCCGCACCTAAAGCAAGCCGTTGCCACCAAGGCATATCTTCGTTCTCTGCTACTGGGGCAGGGGTATCTTCTTCCTTTTCTTTCTTTTCGCCGGGGCTTCCTTTTTTAAAAGCAATGAGGCCACCACCGGCTACGCCGTAGGTAGGCTGTTCTTCCTCAGGCATCATGCCGATCCCACCCCGTGCGTAAATTTCAGGGGAATACATCCCGTCACGCACCGGCAACCCAGCCACGCCCTGCATAGCTTGCTCTTTCTGTGCCAAGACACTCGGCTGCGCGGGGTCATACCCTTTTATGGCTTGGTCATTTTTAGCCGCGTCAGCTTCAGCTTGCACTATCCCGTTAGCAAGGAAGGCAGCAAGCCGCGCTTGCGGTAAATCCGCAGGTGGGTTTGTTTGATACTTGCGGATAATATCTCCGGGTCTGCCACCTTTGTCTACGTTAGTTTTTTCCATTTCGGCAATTTGTTCTGCCAGCCGACTAACATCGGAGCCTTGGTGTATCCCATGTGACGCATATGCACGAGCCATGATCTATCCTTTACCGGAACCGGAACCGGAACCATAAGACAAAGCACCAATACCTGTAGCTCCTAACCCTGCTATCTGACCCGCCAGATTAGGCGGAGGGGGCGTAGATTGCTGTTGGTATGGGGACACCGGGGCCAGCCCACGGATAAGCGCACTATAGGCGTTAAGTTGTTGGGTCGGGAAGTTTTTCTGATTAACAAAGTCGTTGTAGGCTTGCGTCAGTCCTTGTTGGGTCTGAGCTTGCTGCGTTGCACCCGCAGTCTGTTGCGCTTGGTTAATACCCATCTGTTGTGCGTATTCTTGCTGACCCATCTGACCCATCTGACTCGCGGACTGGTTAGCCAACCCCAGACCTTGCAGCCCTAAGTTAGCGCCGAATTGCTGGGCTTGTTGGGCGTTTTGGAACGCATTCTGGCTACCCGTAGCTTGAATACCCGCAAGTTGATTTTGGAGGTTGCGTTGACCTTCGCTTTCCACAATAGCCTGACGGCTACCACCAAACGCCCCTGCTCTAGATGCTTGCGCTTGTTGCCCCGGCAACCCCCGCCCGTAGTCCCGAATGGCACTTTCTTTTTGGTAGTCGGTAACCATTTGTTGATACGGGGACATGAAAGCTTGGGTAGCGTAGGGATTGGTTGCCATCTGGTTGTAGTTCTGACCAGCGTAAAGCCCCCCGAGTCCTGCTTGCCCTGACATCCCTGCGGCTTGGAAATTTAAAGGGGATGTTTGCATACCCTGAATATTGCCGAAAGACTGTTGCTGCATTGGGCTAAACCCCGCAATGCGCTCCTGTCCGTAGGGCGTATATTCCTTGGCTGACTCTGCCTGTGCCCGTTGTGCAATATCCGTAGCGTAAGGAACAAGCTCTGGCGACAAAGATTGTGTGTAAGTCGTGCCCGTGGTGGTGTTTTGGGTTGGTTTGCTGTCCCCACCGCCGCCAAAATTTAAACGGAAGAAATCTCCCATTAATAGTTTAAAAAGTATCTTAATCATTTAAGCACCTCGGATTTATAAGCATCAAAGCGTTCGTGAACAATATCTTTCCATACAGCGGGCATTACTTCCTTAGCTTTCTCTGGGCCTACACAAACATGCACCGCGTAAGCTATGATATGCCCCGCTGCATAGCGCAGGGTATGCGCGATTTCAACCCCGTAAACATCTTTGTCTTTTTCAAACTTGTTTGCTGTTTGATACGCAGACACAACCGAAATCCACATGGGCAGTATCGCAGCTTGAATTCTTTGGTAAAACGGGTTTGAGGGCAAGTATACCAAGCAGATAAGGAACGCGTTGTTAGTCTGGTCTTCACTTATCTCCTTGTCTTTATCCACCAAGTCATCCCACGTATGGGCTAAATCTACAAACATCTGATACATATTAACCGCGTCTTGGTTACCGCCAAACCATTCCAGTCTTTCAGAGTTGTTATTCATATTTTTCCAATGCCGCCAAATATGGGTAGCCGTATGTTTGGTAGTCGCCGCTATGCCACTCTTGCATCTTTGCGCTGTCTTGAAAAAACTTTTGGAAGTGATCGTAAAAACACTTCGGGCGTTCCATCCACTGCAATGCCAGTCCTGCCTGTGCTGCCGCCGCTACCACTTCATGCACTGGGTAACCAGTGTAGTCCCACGTTGCTACATGCACTTGCTTCAATGGTGTGTGCGGAACGAAATCTCTCAACACTACGCACCCGCCAACACTCAACAATCTTGAAGCTTCTTGCAAAAGTTGTTCGGGATTTCCGTATCCAAACGACTCATTAAACATTACATACTGCGCTATACCACTCGGCATGTCTGTGCTGTTAAAGTCTGCTAACACACAGTGACCACCATACTGTTTAATAATTTCATGCTGTCTTGGTGAGTTAGTAACATTGATAATTTTTAACGTCTCATCACATTCCTGCAACAAACGCCCCATCTCGCCAATGCCACAACCCATGTCAACTATGACCGAGTTCTTTTTGAACCCTACAAGTTGATGGTATTTTTCAGCATGTTCTTTTTCCGTCTTGCCGTATCTAGTCGATACAAATAACTTTAACCCATGAGCTAAGTATTCATCCGTCTCAATATCGTAGTTGTTCACGCAGTCAGAAATTTATGTGGGTTGATCTGCTTACCTTGTTTGGGGTTACCAGTTCTGGCTTTTCTGACCTTATCCATCATGGTATACAGGTGTTGCGCTCCAGCCTTTGTAGAGCCGTTACCCAAGTGGGAGACTACATCCGCAGGAACCACAAACTCCCCATCCGCAAGAGCCGCACGTTGGGGTTTAGCCCCTTGGATTACCGCAGGGATTGAGTCCGACATCCCGTCTCCTGCACCGCTTAGGAGTTTACCACCCGCAGCGTATTCGTTGGGTAAGGCGGCAATCCCGCCTTGCGCCATGCCCTTGATGTCTTCCGTAGAACCCCCCGCAGCGGCGGTTGGGAAATAGTTATATTCCTTGCTGCCCAGTAACCGGCGTTCTTCCTCAGTTGGGAAGCTAGTCTTGGGGGTATACCGAGCGGTAAAGGGTTTGGTTACTACGGGGGCGGGAGCCGTGGTAGCAGGTTTTGGGGAAAACCGATCCGCTAAAGTTAAAGCCCCTGCTCCTAACCCAAACAGCCCCGCCTTGTTCATCTTCCCATAGAGTTCTTTAGTAGCATCCACCGGGGCGTCTCCGAACTTACCAAGACCCGCTTGGAGATTAGACAGGCTAGATGGGCCGGGGGCGTTATTAGCCGCGCCTTCCCGTGCGGCTTGAGCCGTAGCCTGAGATTCCCGTGTAAATTGGTCTAAAGTTTGTTTTTTAGCTACGTCTGCTACTTGTTCCGGGCTTTGCCCAAAAGTGCTTGCGCTTGGGTTCCCAAAGATGTCGGTTGGGTTTGCTGCTTGCCTAGCCCGTTCTTCGGCAAGAGATTTTTCGTAGGCGGTGTTTTCCATCCCACTAACTTTAGCTTGTGCTTCAGCAAAGGTTTTATCATATGCCGTTTGCCCTAGTTGGTTGGCTGCATCCGCACTAGCCTCCAACCCTTTAGTGTTAACCTCTGCGCCCATTCCCTTCAGACCCTCAGTGGCGTTTCCTATCCCATACATTATCAGGCCGCTAGCGACACCTTTTTTGAAGTCGTTGGTAGTTGCAGCAGTGGTAAGACCCCCTGCAATAGCCGCCCCCGGTGCCCCCATCCCCATCCCATAAGCAGCAGCCGAAACTACCGAGGGCAGAAGCCGTTCCAGAATTCCCGCTTCAACCAGACCTGTGCTGGGGTTAATGGTCAGGGAGCCACCGTGGGACATGGCGAGTTTCTGTAGACCCTGCACTTCACCGGGGGTCATATGAACAAGTTGGGTGTCGTTGTTACGACCGAGAGAAGCGATGCCTTGGGCTAGTTGTTGCATAGTATTCCTTATGTAGCTTCGCCGCCGCTGGCGGTTATGGTTAGACCTGTGGTCGTGCTTTTAACGCTGATGAACGTCCCGGCAACTAATACCTGTAACCCGCGCCACGACAGAGTGGTGTTTGCAGCAATGGTATACCCCGAATACAACGCGTTTGCTGTCCCCGCCGAACCGCCCGAAGCAACCAGAGAGATGAATACCGTTAACGCCCCCGCAGTTGTATTACAAACATCTATGCTTTTCAATAACGTGCGCGTTCCTAAAGGGCTGGTAGTAGTGGCTATCGGAGTAGTATATAGCGTAACAAAAGAGCCGGTAACTGCGGTTGCCGGTATAAGCACATTTGCTGTTATATTCTGAAAAGCCATCAGTCATCCCCCATCCATTGCAGGGTAGTTAACCCATTGACTGCTTGGATAATTTGGGCATTATTGCTGTCTAGCTGGTTAAAGTATATCCGCAGCGTGTTTAAAAGCTGGTCTTGATACCGTTGTTCGTATTCCAACGGCCCTACTGGGAGACTTGGAGCTACGGCGGGGAATATATTTTCCACTACCTTCTCCCATCAGGTCTGACATCAATTCTGGTAGCACCCAACTGCCACGCCACACCAAGGTCTGTAGACTCAATCTTAAACGCCATCTGCCGCCCACGTATGCGCGTGTAAACCTGCCCAGTGAAAAGCTGAACAACGTAGTTATGGTTTAGCGGGGAGGAGTAGTTGTTACCACTGATAACCGCAGGAGCATCGCCAACACCGTAGTTCGTGCCTGAGTTCTGACGCGGGCGCACAGACAGATTGACTTGTGGTGCAGCCACCGTAGAGCCGTCAAACGTAAGGTCAGGCAGCATCCGCGATACAAAACCAAAGTTATGCCCATCTCCGATATCAAAGTCGGAAGTCTGGACGTAAGCGTTAATAGCCGCAGGGGTTACGTTTGAGTAATCATCTGTGCCGTTCTCGTGGAACATGACTTGGTTCGGCGTTAGGAAAGTTACCGCTGAGTATTGAACGTGCGTTGCCGCAGTCGTAGCTGTTTCAGTAACCGGATTAACCGCCCCACGGGTACACCCCGTTAGCGTATTACCGTCAGCACTGTCGTGCCCCGTATAGCTTATATACTCAGAGTCAATAACCAACGTGCCTGAATTGGGATAGGAATACCCGTTAATCAAAGTCAATGATGTAGCGGTTACCGAAGTTATAGCTACTGCTAAGAACGAATTCTGCACACTCTGTGCGCCCATCGGAAACTGACGAAGCGGAGAATCCAGCCATGCCGTGCGATTCATGGTTCCGTAATACCAAATCTTTTCCATATGGTTGTAGATTACATAGCGATTATTCACAAGGCTATTGGCAGACGGATAGAACCACCATACTTCGCTGTATCTCTCATTAGTGCCAGAAACAATCTGATAGGCTTGGGATTGGTTAATGTCGTTAAAGACGTATTGCCAAACAGTGCAGTTAAGCGTATCAACACGACCCGTGTAAACATAGAACTTATCCACACCCATCCAGAACGTCTGGTTATTAACCGAAGCTATAGCGTTAGGCGATATGATGGAAGTGTTGTCCATCAGCAGGTTGAAGCCCCAGACATAGGGTGGCCCCAGATACTGCATGGTGAACAACGCAGCATCCGTCCAGATCAGTATCTCCTGCCTTGCAGTTCTTGAGGTGACAATCGTAGAACCACCGGCAAGCTTGTATTCACCGGATTGGTTAGTTGCAGCAGGAACCCATGTATATGCATCTTCTTGGTCAGACCAACGGACAATCATCGGGTCAAACGTCGTAGCGGGGTCGCCGGGAGTATAGGGGTTTGATCCAAAAGCTATGGCAAATCGCTGAACATCTGAGGCTATAACCGACAAAGTAGTTGTTGGGACATACGGGCCGTTTGTCGCATTAGCGGCAGTAGCCAAGCTTGTCAGCGTCACCCCCCGTGCGTATGTGGATGTATCTACATCCCAGTAGTAAATAGCACCACCACGCGGAGCAAAGATTAAGTCTTCACCAAAAGTATCCGAAGACCATAACCGAATTTGCGTCCCAATAGAGTTAGCACTAGCAGAAGCTGCGCCCCACGCATAGGCAGAAGTGCCTGAAGTCTCACTGGAGTATTGCCGAACAGTTACCCCAGACACATGGATAGTTGCCATGCTTTCGTCGGTAGCTCTAGTGCAGCTAGTAAACGTGTTGGTAGAAATACTGGCGTAAGTAATAATTTCAGAATCAATAACTATAGTTCCAGAACCTGAAAAACCAGACGCATCAGCTACAGTGATAGACGTTGCGATAGCCGTAATAGTTGAAGACAGGGTAGAGCTACCCGTCCCAAAGATAACAGCGTTATATGGGCCAGCACCCCAGCCGTTACCAGTGGAGTAAACAGCGTTACCAGCCGGTATTTGAAAGTTTGCAAAAACAGAAGCACCGCCAGTAAGTGCCACTGTAGACGTAGCAGCAGTCGAACTAATAATGGTAAATGTGTTGCCTGTTGGCGTTGAGATAATTTCAAACTCACCGTTGAGCGTCAAACCACCACCCGCTACTGCTCCTGAGAACGTGACCCAACTGCCGGGAGATACACCGTGCGCTGAGATAGTAACTAAAACAAGTTTGGAACCGGAAGTCGTGGCAAATGGGCCAGACCCACCAACAGTTACAGGAGACCCCGGAGCCAAAGGGGTAACGTCGTGATATAACCCGCCGTTTTCAACGTAGAATTTTTGGTTAGTGCCAACCGCGTTCAGGTTACTGTAGTTAAGCGTAACCCAGTTGGTCATGTTCCTAGTTACACCGTTGTAGGTATTAACCACCCCACCAGTTGATGTAGCCAAGTTAGTCCAGCCGCCAATCTTCTCAGGCTGACCGGAACGGAACCTGATCTTTTCAGATTCAAACCAACCGCCTTCATTGGCGTAGGTAGTGCTTTCCCGGTTGATGCCCGGTCTTAATACAAGTTTTTGTAGTGGCATTATGGTATGAAAAACCTATGTCCAGAACGCGGTGGAACACACTGGATATGGCACCAAGTCGGCGTAGCCACATCATCCTCTAGCCAAAGACCTATGCCCTCTAGTATCTGAACATTATTGCGACAGAACTTATCCAACTCTCCGTCGTTGTCTTCAATGTCTACTGCGTGACCCGTCATGTGTTTTGAATGCGGAGCGCCACCAGCATGGTTGTTTACCGCCGAAGGACGCCAACCTGACCGTAGCCCCCGGTCTACCCCAAAAGCAGCGATTAGCTGGTTAGCCTTCTCACAGATAATAGCAGCATTCGTCTTGATATCTTCGGTCAACTCCATCTCATGACCTTTCAGATGCTGGCCTAGATACTGGGCTACGGTAATCATTTTGTAGGGAAGTTACCGCCAACAGGGTTTAAAACCCCAACGGCAGCGGCAGTGAAAGAAGTCGCCCCAACAGGCACATGGTCACCCGTCCAAGGACTTTCATTGATCGGGCCATAACAAGAAGCCAGCCTGACATCGTTGACCTTCTTGGCTATCAGGTCACAAGGGAAAGACCACATATTGCTCATCCCAGAGGTATCCGTAGTGGTGAACTGCCGAACCACCATAGGTTGAACATCCCAAGAGGGAGCTTGTGGATAGCTGGTCAGCGTTGAAAACAGGCTCCAGACCTTTCCTTTAGGTGCTTTGCACTTGCCACCCATCAGGTTCAAATCAGCTATGGCGGGGCCAACCAACACAGGGCATACCGCCACACCCTCTTGGAAAGTTTTGCCGTTGACCACGATAGTCTTACCGGTAGGTGTAGCACCAGAAGCCGCACACAGAGCATAGCGCCCCTTGCAGATAGCCAAGTCAACAGCGTTAGCAGAACCTACCAGCAGCACAAACAGGATAAAAACTTTCATCTGTGTCCTTCCACGTTTTTAACTTTTTCCACCGTTCTGGCGGCGGCTAGACCCAACATGCCCAGCAAGACTTGCATCGTTATCGTCGTGTCTATTACCGGGAAAGCCCCGGTGTAGTGGAACCAAACTTGTGCAGCAAACCGCGCTAACGGCTCAATGATGGATACGTAAGCAAGACCGCAACCACAAGTCCAGCCAATAAATGGCCTCCACCCAGCCACGAACCAGTTAGCACTCTTAGCTTCTTCTAGATTGACCTGCACTTGCAACTTTGCCAAATCAGTTTCAGCAGCAAGCTGTGCAAGGTCGCCGTTCTGCTGCATCTTCAGCAGTTCAAGTTGTGCGGCAGCCTTCTTCTCCGGGTCAGGAAAGAAACGCTCAATCAAAGACTGAGCAGCAGAGAACAGACCTGATATGACCAGCGGGTTCATTTGTCTACCTTGGCCTCTAGCTTCTCAAATATCTTTGCCAACATTGCTTTGATGTCCCGGATATCTTCGCGGTAGTCACTACGCAAAACATATTCTTTTGGCAAGTCTTCGCGTAGTTTTGCTAAGTCGGCCTTTAGTTCTTTAACCGCAGCCCAAAGCTCACGAGCAAACCAGCCAAGAACGGTGAAACCACCACCCAGAAGCGCGTTTATTAGATGTTGGTTTTCCATCACTTATCCGTTATGAAAATGTAATTGAACCTGAACCGGTAAAGTCGTAATAACGAAATCCGCCAGTTACAGTAACAGTTGGGCTTCCAGTGGTAGCTATTGCCGCAGCAAGAGTGTCTGCGTATCGTATGCAAACCCGACCTGAACCGCCTGACGCAGCCGTTGAAACATACGCCTGACCAGAGCCACCACCACCCCCGCCAGTGTTTGCTGTTCCGTTAGTACCTATAAGTCCGTTTAAACCGCCAGCACCACCACCTCCAGTACCTGCGGCTGCAACAGTTCCACCAGAAGCTGCGCCTCCCGACCCACCGCCAGCATAAGTAACTGAGACACCTGCGGCGTAAAGAGATGCGGTACCATTTCCTCCAGCACCTGATATTGTGCTGGAAACTGAAGCTGCGCCCGCCGAAGTTGCGCCACCACCACCACCGCCCGCGTCTGACGAAGCCCCGTTACCATTGCCACCAGCATTACCTTGTCCAGCAGTACCAGCCCCACCAGTAGCGCCGTTTGGATTGCCACCACCGCCAGAACCACCAACACCACCAGTCGTCTCAGTTATGGCACTCCCCCCGCCACCACCGCCAATAGAAGTAATGGAAGAAAATGCAGAATTACCACCTACTGACCCACGCACTGAATTTGAAGTCGCCCCCGATCCTCCGGCACCAACAGTCACCGTTATTGCACCAGAGCTAATTGCAAATGCCGTAGCTGTGCGAAAACCTCCCGCACCACCACCACCGCCTCTGGAGTTACCACCACCGCCGCCACCAGCAATGACTAAGTAATCCACTGCCGTTGGGGGGAAGAAAACGGCACCACCCACCAGCATATGCATGATACCGCTCACTAGCTTACCCCAGCACCAGAAACAAACCACGTATCGGTAGCCACCTTAAGGCACGTTGCCACACCTTTGGTAGCCACAGTCCGGTTACCAGTATTAGATGTTCCGGCTTGATACACCGTTAAAGATGTGGTGACGATAGTGATTGAGGTTGTGCCGTTGTTTACGATAGTAAATGCAGTCCCAATTGGGAAGGCTACCGAAGCATTGGTTGGGATGGTAACACTCTGTGCGCCTGAGTTAGTGCTGTAGATGTGCTTACCGCTGTCGATCAGGACAAGCGTGTAGTTGCTGGATTGTGCATTCTGCGGGATAGCCAGATAGCCGATAGCAAAGGCCGTAGTGCCATCAGATATGGTTGAGCCACTAGCTGCTACAACAGTGCCAGTAAAAGTTGTTAGCGCGGTAGAAGCCCAGTTAGTCCCGTTAGAGGTAAGCAAATTACCAGAGGTGCTAGGGGCAATTGGAGTAAACCCAGTGCCAGCACTATTACCTGCATAGACTGCGTAAGCAGTAGTAGATGTAGACCCCGTGCCACCGGAAGCAACCGGCAGGGCAGCGCCAAGAGTCAGCGAAGCGAAATAGTTCTGGGCAGTAAGAACGTCTGTGCCGTTACATACAAGAATCATCTTTGCGCCAGCAGGGACGGACACACCCGTGGTTACTTTGACGGTTATGGCGGATGAAGTGTTGTTGAAGACGAAATACAGTTTCTCATTGGTGGGCACAACCAAGTTACCGCCACCCGTTCCATTCAACTGTAGGGTCATATTCCTAGCTACACCAGACGCCCCGTTAGGGATAGTGATGGTGTCCGTCCCACCCGTGCAGGAGTAGATTTCATACCCGGAGATTGCCTGATCTATCAGGGTTCCCAGATTGGTATTGGTCGTGGTTCCCCACGTTCCAGTCTGTTCGCCAGAACCAATCAGTTCGATGCCAAGGTTGCTGTATGTTGAGGCCATGTTTAAACGCTCTCAATCCAATTTAAGGTTGCTTCGTCCCACACATACCGTTTCCCATCCGTAGGCATAGGAACAGGCGCTTCCCACTGGCAGGTTTGCTCATTCAGAACCCAAGACGGAAACGGTTGCGAAGCGATAAACGCATCACGCATCGCGTCAAAGGTGTAGCCAATCCCGGCGTAGTTCTTACGCATCTTGCCGTTGTAGCTGGTTTGCTTCCACTCGCCACCAAGTATCCGTTCACAGAACGCAGTGCCGATATGCTCTAGTTCAACACCTTCAGCATTAGCTGTGTCAGCGTTACCAACGACAATAACCTGAGTAACTACGCCGTTTTCTACTTTAGCAAAATGTGCCATTTACTTCTCCTGTCCTGTGTATTCTTTAATCTGTGCCGGTGACCAGACGGTAGGAATGGAATCCTCAAACACTTTTATCTTGTCCATCGTAGCCTGTATCTCATCCCAAGTTGGTTTCTCCCGGTAGTCTTCCCACTTGGTAATTACGTTGTTGCTAATCTCCCACCGCGCATTAGGCCGCAGCAGTTGCATGGCGGTATCAACGCCGTATAGTTGATAAATTTTTACCATGCAATTACCACTATGCCTGAACCGCCAGCGCCGCCGTTATTTGGCCCATCGCCACCGCCGCCGCCTCCTCCTCCCCCTGTACTAGCAGTGCCTGAAGTGCCTGTAGCATTCTGTTGCCCTGCTCCACCGCCTCCCGCTCCACCAGCACCGGGAGAGACACCACCGGCTGTGTAACACCCTGCGCCACCACCGCCAGCGTAAGTAACTGAGGAACCGCTGATGCTGCTAGAACTACCAGCACCGCCAGCCCCCGCCTGACTGCCACTCCCTGTTGCACCAACAGCACTAGCCCCACCGCCGCCACCGGGGGCTTCTGGGGATGCTTGTGAAACACCACCGTTATTGCCCTGACTTGGGCTTGTGGACGGAGTATTGCCAGTCCCAAAAAGCGCAGTGTTATTTGGATGCCCACCGCCGCCTGATCCACCATTACCGGGAGTTGTTACTGTGTTTGTTGCGCCACCCCCGCCACCTGTTGACGTGATTGAGAAGAACACGGAATCAGAACCATTAACGCCTCTAGCGCCCGAAATGCCAGCACCACCTCCTGCGCCAACGGTAACGGTATAAGAGGTTCCCGGTGTTACAGCCAATCCTGTTGCTGTTCTGTACCCGCCAGCCCCGCCGCCGCCACCTCTTGAATACCCGCCACCAGCGCCACCCGCTACAACAAGGTAGCTAACACTTGTCACGCCAGTCGGGGCAGTCCAGATACCGGACTGATTGAATACGGCAATTTTGCTAGGCGCGGTGAAGGACAGGATTACGATGCCAGAGCCGCCCGTTCCACCAGTAGTTGTTTGTGAACCACCGCCGCCACCGCCCGTATTGGCAGTCCCGTTTGAACCTGACGTTGTGCCACCGTTACCGCCACCACCTGTCCCGCCGTTGCCGGGTGTCGTGCTAAACGAGTTTGCGCCAGCGCCACCACCGCCAGCATACGTAACAGACGATCCGCTAATACTAGATGCAGTTCCAACGCCGCCAGCGCCGTTTACATTATTAGCGCCATTGCCGCCAACAGCGCCAGCACCGCCCCCGCCACCACCGGCATAGTTAGCTGACCCGTACGATGAACCGCCGTTGTTGCCCTGCCCTGCCGTTCCAGCACCGCCAGTATAATTAATGCCGTTAACATTAAGACCTTTGCCGCCACCCGATCCACCAGTGGTAGCCATATTTGCGTTGAAGTTTGCCGCGCCACCACCGCCGCCATCGCCTTTTACGGATGTGATAGTAGAGAATACAGAATCATTGCCCTGCGATGCATCAGCGCCAGCCGCACCGCCAGCACCACCAGCACCAATAGTTACTGTATATGATACTGCTGGAGTTACCGCTAAACTCGTTGCCGTTCTGAATCCACCAGCACCCCCGCCACCACCGCTAGAACCACCGCCGCCGCCACCACCTCCCGCAACAACAAGATAATCAACCTTTGTAACCCCGGTAGGCGCAACCCACGTTCCAGACGCAGTGAACTGCTGGATGACTAGAAAACCACTAGCGCCTCTAGTAAGAAAGAAATTAGGGGCAGCAAACACTACGCAAACGCCTGTGCGTAGTTGCCATACCAGCTTGTACCGTTAGCCACAAAGCTAATTACGTCTACTGCTGAAGCCGTAGCAGTTATCGTTGGGGCAGTGCCGCCCGGAAATTTAACCGATGTGAACGTAGCCGTAGTCATGCCTGTAGCAGCTTGCGTCAGTATAAGGATAAAACTCTTGCCAGCAGTAGCAGTCGGCATTGTAAACGTGCAAGGCGTTGATGCGGTTAGCGTAGCCGTAAGAACCGTTCCATTGGTCAAAGCAAGGGTAGATGACGCGCCAACCGTCCCAACTGCTTGCAGGGTTTCAACATAATTGGTTACGGTTGGATTCGTCAGCGTCTTTGCTGTTAGGGTCTGCGTTGACCCAAGATTGACCAAGGTATCTGTAGCACCGGGCAGGGTGTATGAGAAAGCACCAGTCACTACAAAAGTGCTGGCAAAGTTACCCGACATGGTGATAGTGCTGGCTACGTTATTGGCAACGCCTGTCCCGCCATTGTTTGCCGGTAAGGTTCCGGTAACGCCGGTAGAAAGCGGAAGACTTGTCGCGCTGGTTAGAACAAGAGCCGTAGGCGTACCAAGTGCTGGCGTCACAAGAGTTGGTGAAGTGGCAAATACGTTAGCCCCGGTTCCGGTTTCATCCGTGAGCGCAGCAGCTAGGTTGGCACTTGACGGGGTAGCAAGAAATGTAGCTACGCCGGTTCCAAGACCAGAAACACCCGTAGAGATTGGTAGGCCGGTTGCGCTAGTAAGAACAATAGCGGTAGGGGTGCCAAGTGCTGGCGTTACAAGTGTAGGCGACGTTGCAAATACAGCAGACCCAGTGCCTGTTTCATCTGTAAGCGCAGCAGCTAGGTTAGAGCTTGATGGTGTAGCAAGAAAGGTAGCTACGTTGCTCCCAAGCCCGGATACACCCGTTGAAATTGGTAAACCTGTTACGTTGGTAGCTACAAAGGCCGCAGGGGTTCCCAGTCCAATTGCGTTACCGGACGCATCAAGATAAACGCCCTTACTAGACGGGTAGGTAACAAATACGTCTTTGGTCCCTGCGCTGAAAGTTAGCGCCGTGGGTTGGCTTGCAGAGCTAGTGGCAAGAATTGTCGTACGCGCAAGCGTGGTGCCAGATGTGCTGTATGTCCCAATCCCAACTTCCCATTCGGAAGTTCCTTGCCCAGCGATACAGTAGTAGGTTGTATTACTGTTACCAATAACAGCAAATGACTGAAACCCGGTAGCCGCACCAAGTAAGGTTGCAGTCCCCGTAGTAACAGTAGTAGTTTCTTTTACCCGATCCGCAGTAACGAGGGCCATAGCATTTCCTTAACTTGTATTTATATTTGTCCAACTAGAGGTCTGGGATGTATCCACCAGACCCCAAAACAAAAGTGGTCTTACCGTTCCTACAGAACCTGTTGCCGACACTCCGGTAATATTTACAGTCTGAGTAACCGCTTCCTGTCCAAGTGTGCCTGTTGCCAGTACGCCAGTTATTGTTACCGCAACGATTACAACAGTAGTGACAGAACCTATAGCACCACTTGCGGTTACGCCAGTTAAAGCAACACTTTTGTCTGTGCTAGGTAAAGCACTAAACGGTGTCTCTGCAAATGCGGAGCTACCAAACATAAGTTACGTCGTGGAAAAACGAATCAAGGCAGCGGCTGTGGTATTTGACGGCATCAGTATCGTAAACGTGCCAGCAACAACTGTCTGAGCGGTAAAGGTATGCACAGAAATAGCCTTGTTGCTTTGAGTTGAGTTATACAAAAAAACCGTGTCAAAAGACGTAGAGAGCGTTACCGTTGTATACGCAATACTTGCCGAAGGCGTCCAGTAAGCCACGCCCGCAGTTATAGAACTGTTGGTTGACGCAGGAGTGTTTCCGTTAGTTACCGTCACCCCGCCAGCAGTATAACCAGTCCCAGACACTTCTCCGGTAGCAGAATACACAGTGGTAGAAGCGTTTAAAGTAGCCGAAGCTAAATACAGCGCCGCCTTTACCGTATCAGTAGTCGGAGAAGTTAGGCTTGTGCGGGAAGTAATTGTTGATGTGCCAAGCTGGTGCTGCCCAAGCATTAACTCAGACATGAAGCTGGTGCAAAGTGATTGAGTATTTGCCATAATATTTCCTTAGCCTAAAGGCGCTACTTCTACAAATGGGGAAAAAGACTTTTTAAGTGTTACATGAGCGGAACGATGCACCAACTCACCCGCATCCCGGTATTCAACCCAAGTAGTCAGTTCGTTATCATTATCAATGGTGCCTTCCCGCTTCTCCAGCAGGGATTCTTCCATATCGCCTTTGGTTGTCGTAATAAGCATCACGCAATCCTTATGATGGCTGACGTATTATCTGGCGAAGGAAACTGCACGGTGAACGTCGTGGTAGATGTCTTATCTGAACCGAAGTCCAGAACGCAGACTGTCCCACCACTGACTTTGTAGATCAGCGCACCACGGGCGGTAATAGCGCCTGACCATGAAACATTGTCAAACGACCAATAAGATACGTTGCTTGTAACAACAGGGACTGTGCTAACTACCAAAGTCTCTCCAGTCGCCGTATAGCCTGTATCTGTAACCTCACCCGTGGCGGTATAGACCGCAGTTGATGCATTCAGCGTAGCTGCATTGGTATACAGGGCAATCTTGAATACGTCTGTAGTGCCGGTAGCAAAGTTATATGACCCGCTAGGCATCCCCAAGAGGAAAGCGTCAGTTGTGTAGTTGCCCGTAAATGCCATTATTTCACCGGAACCCTAGCTTGCCCACTACGGTAAGCATCTTGGCGCTCAAGGCCATCACCCAACCGTTTAGCCAGCATGAGGGCTTCTTGATACTTGCCGTTGTAGTTGGCAAGGATATCTGCTTCAGCCTTTTGGAACGTGCAAGCTTCAACCATTGCACCGTAGAGCAGGACTGAATCAATGTTATCCCCTAACCAAGTCTGACCACCAGATACCGTTGTGATGCTCTCAGGATAGTAGTAGTAGTGAAGCTCTATATAGTACGCAGCATCAGGCATTGGCCCCAGAATAAACGACAACTCCGTAGTCGGGGTGTAAGGAGAAGTGCTGCTTGTGGTAGGGCCGAACAGGGCGTAATACGCTGGAACACCAGTATCATTTGGCGAAGGATAGGACTCGCGTATGAAGTTAGCGTCTTTATTCAACAGGAAAGAATACGTGCCGGTATTAAGGTTTGTCCCAGTAACGCCCGTAACGACTGCCATTGAAAATGGAGCCAGAAAGTCAGTAGGGCAGGACAGATAATTGTTGTTTGCAGTTGTAGCGCCAACCACATTCTTACGCAACGAAGGAAACTGAACAGAGTTGTATATACGCTGTTCAGCTTGGGTGATGAACGTATTGATCTGCTGTACGCTGGTAAGGGTAGTCGCGGTTACTCCGTCGCTACCGTAGAAAATGGTATCGGGGAAGTCGGACTCAAGGTAACCCTTGATCGTTAGAAACAGCGTAGAGTAGTTCATAGCTTAGGCCATTGGGCCACGAGCCATCTTGCCTTTGGTCTGCGCCTTACCGCCGCGCACCTGAATACCAGAGGTCTTGATCTCATTGTTCATCGAAGTGCTGACATTGCCAACACTCATGCGCCGGTTGCTAAGTTCGCTCATATCCTTACCAGAACCGGGGTTATTGCTAACCGTTACAGATTTACCGGTCATCGTGTGCGGCTTGGCATAGGCAGATGCGGGGAGATTGTCAGCCATTATTTGCCCCTTTGATTGTTTGCGCGAGCCATATTACGACCAACTGCCTTCATTGAAGCCGAAGTAACGCCGCCCTTTTTCATGCCGTGCATCGACTTCTCATGGCCCTTTACGCCCTTTTTCACTTCGACATCGGCAATTTGCTTAACTTGTTTCTTATCCATTTGAATCTCCTAAGTAACCGCTATTGTAACCGTGCCAATACTAACCGTTAGGGCTAAGTTATTGGGGGTCAAAGCTGCGTCAAACTGCCTAGAACCGCCCACCGGATTCCA